GATGTCACTTTTATTCTTATTTATTTAAACACAAAAGCCCTCGTTAAGAGAGCTTTTGGTTGAGAAAAGGTAAAGAAGTAAGTTATGCTTCCTTAACAGTTGGTTCTTCAATTAATACACATTCAGTAGTAATTAATAAACCAGATACAGATGCAGCATTTTCAACGGCTGATTTTGTAACCTTGGCCGGATCAATAATTCCCTCTTCGATCATATTTACATATTTACCGTTTCGAGAATCATAGCCATTTGTATACTCATCTGTTAGATTCATGGCAATAACTTCTGAATTAATACCAGCATTTTTAAGAATCATGTTGAACGGTTCCTTACATGCTTTAATTAGAATATCTACTCCGATATGCTGATCGTTTTCAGTTACAGTATTATCGTTTTCAATTTCAATAGAAGCTCTATATAGTGCAATTCCTCCACCTGGAAGTATTCCGCCATCAACTGCAGCTTTAGTAGCAGCAAGTGCATCGTCAACTCTAACTCTTTTTTCTTTTAATTCAATATCGGTGTAAGCTCCAATTCTAAGAATCGCAATTCCACCTTCTAATTTAGCTAATCTTTCTTTTAACATTAAGATTTCAGATTCATCAGTTTGAGCAGAAATTTGAGATTTAATCTCTTGTATTCTAGCATCAATTGCCTCTTTAGATCCTCCTCCGTTTATCACAGTTGTAGATTTCTCAGATACTATGATTCGATCTGCTGATCCCATTATGTTAGCAACTTTAGTTGGATCTATATTTGAAATATCATGTCCTTCTAATTCAGATAAAACTCCAGCTCCTAACACGGCTGCTATATCTTTCATTTGATCAGACTTTGATTTTCCATGACCCGGTGCTTGAACTGCACATACATCAAGTATTCCATTTGATTTATTCATAACTAATGCCTGAAGAGCATCTCCTTCTATTCCGCTTGATATAATCATAACGGGTTTCTTCTTGGTGTTGGCTAATTCAAGTACGTGGATTAATCCCTTAAGTCCTTTTATTTTTCCATCGTACATAAATACCAATGGGTCTTCTAAATTAACTTCCATCTTACTTAAGTTGTTAATAAAATAAGGAGAAAGATATCCACCAGCAAATGACATTCCTGACATTATCTCTAGATATGTTTCATGAGTTGGAGAGTTGTCAATAGTAATAACTCCGTCGTTTCCAACTTCAGCCATTGCCTTTGCAATTATTCCACCAATTATTTTATCTCCGTTTGCTGAAATTGTAGCAACTTGTTCAATTTGAGAATTTTCTGTAATTTTAATACTGTTTTTCTCTAGATTATCTTTGATTTGTTCAAGTGTCTTATCTATTCCTAATTTGATATCCATAGGATCAAATCCTGCCTCAATCATCTTAATCCCCTCGGTCAATATAGATTGAGCCAATACAGTAGCGGTAGTAGTACCATCACCTGCTTCAATCGCAACATCAGCGGCAACGGTTTTAACCATCTGGGCTCCTAGATTCGCAACTGGATCTTTTAAGAATACTTCTCTTGCAACACTCACTCCATCTTTAGTGATAGCATATTGATTAGCTCTACCAAGAACAACATTACGACCTTTAGGTCCTAGTGTTACTTTTACTGCGTTAGCTAATGCATCAACTCCCTCTTTAAGTTTGTTACGTGATTCGCTGCTAAATGTTATTTGTCTTGGATTCATATTAATAATTATTTAGTTTATTATACAAGTACATTAGATAAAAGTTTTATAATACGAAATTATTTTTCTCAAGAAATTCTCGAAGTCTATCTCTCAAATCTAAAGTTTTGTATAGTTTTGGTTTATCTGGACCAACCCATACTAGAAATCCACCTTCAGTTTCAAAACCCTGTTCTTCTAACATTAATCTATACATACTGATTTGAATTGAATATCCATTTAGATTATTATCCCATAGATCTTCAAATGGATATAATAGTTTCTGACGGCGACCATCTTTATGATCATCATCTGTAAATTTTTTATTTGTTTTCCAGTCTCCTACATAGAATTTACCGTTCATGTAAAATAGAACGTCAAGTGTACCAGCAATTCCCCATTTTCTTGAAAATATTCTAAGTTCTTGATGTTTTGCTTCTAATGAATGTAAGCGTTCTTCATATACCCTTTTGAACTTTTGAACTCTGTCATATATACGTTCTTCCCACGTTCCCATTGGATCATGTCCACCTACTGATTCCATTAAATCTAATGTAGGTTCCTCTGGGTTTTTACCATTATAATAGTCTTCAATCCATTCATGGACAAAAGTACCAAGGTCCGTTCCTTCCTTTGCAGTAATGGCCCATTCTTCAAGAATAGCTTCTCTTGTTGTCTTTCTAGATTTAGCAACATATCCAGCGATTCTATAAGAATCAAAGGGTTTTTTAAACTGACTAATAAAACCGGAAACCGATTCAAATAATTGAACCGGCTTTCCGGTTTCAGGATTTATATAAGTATATTGGTGCGCTTCTGGATCAAATTTAAAATTTGGATCCTTAAAATATTCTAACTTATCTAACATTAATCGATTTGACTCTCAAATCCATCTAGTTGATTGAGTCCTGACATTTTTAATAATGCTTCTGCTAATGCATACACATCTCTTTCGCAATACTTTGCAATTCTTGCATATTCTTGGTTTTTCCAGAATACTCCACTAACTTCTTCTCCTCTAATATCATCCTTTGGAGAATCTAATCCAAGAGCAGTCATTATTAATTCAAGTGAAGCAAAACCCTCCTGCCATGCTCCAAAGCTCCAATTGTCTGAAGTATCGATGAATGGCATTTCCCATGGTTTCTTATTATGAACCTGTAAATATTCAGGAAGCTTATATCCATTTATTAATAATCTCTTACACATAACTGGAACATCAAATCTCTTGACATTATGACCAGTCATTTTGAATTTATTAAACTTAATAGCTACGTTTTCAATACCATCGAGTATTTCCCTTTCATCATTTCCATAATATGATTTTATAATCATAGACGGTGTGAGTCCATCCCATGTTATTCTTCCAAATGAAGCACATACTATTCTGTTAAATTCAGGAACAAGTGCTGCTTTATCATCATATAATTCAGCATCTGATTTTTCTCCATTATCTTCTGGCCATCTACTTCTTAGATATTCACATCTCTTTGCCCATAGCTTTCCCATTCTAGGATTAGCTGATTCTAAAGCTTCTAAGTTTTTGTATTCTGATGCTGTTTCTAAATCAAAGAAAAGCATTCCCTTTAGTTCGTCTTGTGTGTACATTTTATATTGTTTTATTTTTTACTTTAAGGTATTAAAATTACTTCTCCTATTGTTCCACTTACATTACATGACACTGTTGAGTTGTCTATAATTCCATTTTCTCCAGTAAGCTGGAATACTGCACTATATGTTATTGTTGTATTTGCAAAATGATCAGATATTTGTTTTCTACATTCTATCGATATAGATCCTCCACCTGCTTCTAATTCTATAACAGATAATGTAATAGGAGAATTATCCCATGTTGTATCTCCTAATCTTCTATATTGCCATTCTGATATTGATCCATTTGTTACTGAATCAACTTGTAATTCCAATGGTAAATTAAATATTCCAGAATAATTAACAGTTAATATACCAGTTGAAGTTTCAGTAAAAGATCCAGAATCAAAATCATAAGATCCTAAATCAAGAGTATGAGGAGAAAGATTGGCAGTTGGTACAAATTCTGTACTATATGGAACAAACTCAACTCCAACTGGAGTAAAATTATCCTTTTCAGTTCCTATAAAGGATCTATATAGCCATCCACCAGGAACACGCTTAACAGTATTATATCTGTCAATTTCTAATTCTTCATGAAGGCCTATTGTATATATTGTAGACATTATCCTTTATTATTTTCTTCAACTACATCATCTGTAAGTTCAGGTCGAGTTGAAACTGCTCTTCCTTCCATTTTCTCCCAGTCTTTATTTTGACGTACAATCATATTAGTAATTGACGTTCCAGTAATAGTAGGAAGACCTAGATTCATTTTTTGAGCTATATGTAAGATTGCGTTGATATCTTTTGGAAAACAATTATGTGTAATTATTCCACTTTTATTTTCTATCCAAAATAAATCATCTTCTGAGCTATTGGTTTTTAATTCTAGATTATATACATAATCATCAAATGGTACTTTTTCTATTTTTTGTATTTTCATATTTATAGTTTTATTTTTGTTAAGGATTCAAGTTCTTCCTTTAATATAATTCTAATTTCATTTCCCTGTTCACTAAGAGCTTCAAACTTTTCCATCTGAAGATTATAGTGATATATGTTTTTTATATCTACATATTGATTCCACTCATGAACAAAAAAGTCTGGATAGTATGATTTCTTCTTTCCATTTAAATTATAAGGTATTCTTCCTCTGTGACAATCAAATGTAATACTTTCATCATCCATCCATTTTATAAAGGCAAGTTCCCATGTTCCTTGTACTTTATATACTGTTCCATTTGAATGTTCGTAATCAAACCATTTTGATTGACCTACTCTAACCCCATCATATTTTCCATCGGCCCATGCCTTAGCAGTATATTCACTAATCTTATTTCTAAATTCAGGAGTCATCATTTTTTTACGTGTAGATGATACTTTATTTTTAGCATATTCATGTTTCATTCCATTAGTATCACCTAAATTTATTATTCCCTTTTTAGATTTAGAATTTCTAACTTTCCAATCTGGATCA